GCACACTGGTGTAGGTTAAGAGATTGTCTATTGACGTCTCCCTTTGGTTCCCTAATTTCAATCCAATCGAGGAAGTCATCGTGTTCAATATTGATATTAACTGATGCAGCTCCTCTTCTAACGCTACCTTGGTTGGTTGCGAGTATAGTTGAGTCGTAGATTTTGCAAAAAGGGACAACGCCGTCTGAAGTTCCATTACCTGTTATTCTTTTACCAGCGGGTCTTATTTGATTGATGCCTATCCCAACTCCTCCGCCGTGCTTCGCTAGGAGCATCATTTCTAAATTTTTATTACCAATATCTTGTATACTATCCGCTACGTCAATACCAAAGCAACTAATTGGTAAACCTCTGTCTGTACCTGTATTAGACAGCACAGGAGACGCTAAACACAACCAACCCTGCCATATATACTCAAAAAACTTTTCAGCCAGTTCTGGCTTATATAAACGCTTAGCTACTGTTTTTGAGACTCGCCAGTATGCGTCTTTGGGGGATTCTCCGTTAACCAAATATCCCCCGGATATAGTCTTCTTGTATACTTCGGTATCTCCCCAGCTGGGGTAGTCTTCACCTTTTTTCCACTCATTATTCCACATTATAAATTGTATAAATAAATTAAATAACCTAATGTTACATTTAAATTAACCACTACTAAGTTCCACTGCTTAGCCACCCAAACTTGGGGTGTACAAAGCATACCACCGAATATATATGTTATTGCACCAACTTTACCATAAGATAATAAATATGGAGACATCATTATAAATGCAGCACCCATATAACCAAGCCTGTTAACTATTCTTTCTAAAGGACTGAGCTTGCGTTCTTTTACTAAAACTCTTAACCACCTTTGCCCAAACCTCCACTCGCATTGTCTACAAGTTTTTTTATCATTTCTAAACTTGTCTTCGCTTTTGCTCTTTAAGCATTTGTTACAAATTTTCATTACCAAATATCTTCAAAGTCTTCTCCCTCGTTTGCTTTAGAATAGTCCGTTGGCCTGACAGCAAAAAAGTCAGTATGAGTATGACCACCAGTAAGGTGATAGAACCAGTCGAGGTTTTCTGCTCCTTTTTTGTTAAAAGCAAAGTACTCCCCGAGGTCGAAGTAACCAAGTTCTTGTAATTTTTCATTGAGACGTTTTCTAATGAATTGTTTAAGGTCATAAGCTTTAAGGTTTTCAATGTCTCCAAGTTCGAACATTTTATCAATATACTTTTCTTCTGCTTTAAGCATTGATGTTGCTGCTGCAATAACGTCATCTCTACATTCTTCTAATAAGTTAGGCATCTCTTTACACATATGATTAAACAACCTACAACCCATTTTACTGTGTAATGATTCATCTCTTACAGACCACTTCATTTGCTGCCCAATACCTTTTAACAAATTTCTTAATTGAAAAGAATATAATACAGCAAAAGCAGAATAAAGACTAACTCCTTCAGCAAAAGCAGAAAAAATAGCCAAGGACTTTGCGATACCAACCAGCTCATTTCCTTTATAAGCGACGAGGTTATCAAATCTTTCCATAGTTGCTTCATCTTGTAAAAATGCTTCAAAGTTTTCAAGACCTAATGTTTCATTTAAATAACTATACGCCACAGCGTGTATTGTTTCTTGACTACCAAACATCATAGCCATCTGTTGGATCTCATGCTTAGGAAACCAACCAACAACCTTTTGCGTCCAATAATCAGACACTGCACATTCTGTTTGCGCAAAGCCTAAGAGTATGTTGCCAACTAAGTTTTTTTCTTCTTTAGTTAACTTTTCATTCCAATCTTTAACGTCGCCAGACATTGGTATTTCTGTATGTAACCAAAATGCTTGCGCTTGCTTTAGCCAGCCGTCATTATAATACTCAGGGTATTCAAAAGGTTTATACGGTATCCTCTCCTTGAATAGACTCATTCTCTTCTTTCTTTTTATAGTTATCTTTTAATATTTCTAAAGCTTTTTCGTAGTCGGGTAATCTCTTGACTAACTCTAGTGTTCCAACACTAAGATCTTTTAAATTAGCTACTTCATTAATAAGTTTATTTACAGCCGCCCCTAAGGACTCCAGCTTGTTTTGCATTTCAATTAATTTTGACTCTTTCATATGCCTTTACTTAATATAATTGGACTTGCGTCTTTATTGTGATTAACCTCATAATGGCTATCAAATTCTTTTATTAAAATTTTTTTATTTTTAAATCTTTTAGGGTATCTCTTTAACACGTATTCTTCCACTTTATTCATCCTTATATATTGTTAAACATAATTCTACAAATGGTATGTATAGCACGTGATCTGTAGTGGTTTCATTAATATAACTTCTTAACCCCACCACTATTCCCGGATATAATCCTAATGATAACTCCCATCCCATAATTTTTCTTCTTTTAAATAATAGTTAAGCATCTTCATGTGATACTCTATTCTTTCTGAATGGTGACTCTTCAATGTAAAATCCATGCTGTCTTCCAATTCTTTCGATTGCTTCTCCGTTGATTCTGTCATTTTTAATATACCTTTTAATATCTTTTTCTAGCTTTCGCCTATTGTACATTATTCGCGCTTGTTTTTTCTGTTGTTCTTGATCATTTGAACTGTTAAGTCCACTTCTTTCTGGTTTTGCGGTTTGTAAAGTGTCTTTCCAATATTGTTTTTTGTAAGCCATAATTTAAATAATTTCCACCGCAAAGGGAAAGATTCATTAGCCCGCCCTTTGCATTCTATTATATAATCTTTTCCAGTAAAGTCAGGCGTATATTTAATGCCCAGCACTTTTTTGCTCCCTCGGTTAGTGTAATCACCTTTCCCGTTTGCTTGTTTTTCATAAGACTCATTTGAAAAATTAAAACTTTCGATAAGCTGGAAAACTTCACCTTCATAATATTCAAATAATTTTTCTTTTTTTAAAGCCATATAAGTGTAACGCTCAAGGCCTGATGCAAAATTAATGCCGTCATATGTTATTTTTTTTGCCGTTACAGGACCACGCTTTTTACTTTTCTTTCGTCTCATGTATGATTAGTTGCCCATGTTTTATTTATATTATAACCTAATTGGTCAGGTGGTCCAGGATCTGGATATGCAGAGATAAGCTCTGAATCAACTTCTAGGTCTTTAACATAACACTCTTCAATTTCTTCGCGCAATGACATACGAGCTTTTTCAATATAATTAACTGCATCCATAAGTTCTTCTTGTAAATGGTTAAGCCACGCATCTAATGGTTGGTTATCGTCGTTAAGTGTTACGCCATACTTTTTAAAGCCAACATCAGATCGTTTTTGTATCTTACTTACTACTTGTTGTATAATTTTATCACGCATCTTTTACAAATGTTCCGTTAATCATTCTACCAGTTCTGTTAGATATTTCATCATAAGCAGACTTAATGCAAACTTCAATATCGGTACCGACAAGGTGGGCAAGATTAGTAAGAACAACAACGCTATCACCAATAGCATCAATAATACCTGCCTTATCATCTTTAAGTATAGCTTGGGATAGCTCTCCTGATTCTTCATATAATTTAATTAGTTGTGTTTTAATATCTCCTTTGTCATATAAGCCTCTTTCTTTAGCCCACTCTCTAATCAATTCAAATTGATCTTGGTGAGAATATAACTTTTCTTTAGTTAATGTTTGGAATTCCCCCGCTTCAGCCATAGCTTTATTATAAATATAACAGGAGTTAGGGCCAAATTGACTATTATGTACATTAGATATAACCCAATCAATTTTATCGGTTGAATCAAGTTTAAACGTGCCATATTGTGTTTTTATTTCTAAGTCTGCTAAAAAACTTGCGTCTAAGTCTTTAGAAGATGTTTTAAATGTAGTTGTTGTGGGTGATGAGCTGTGCTTATTCATAGTCTTTTTAAATAAATCTTTATAAAGTTTTCTATCAACCTTGTAACCTAAATCTTCTTGAAGAGTACGCTCTACTCTTGATGCTTCAGCTACGTTGTCTGTTTCAAATAGTATTTCAAACTCACCGGGCTTATAACCCTGTGCTTCAATTATACGCCTTTGAATACTTGTTGTACAACCAATCTTAACTCCTGGTATATGGTAAATCTTATATTTACCTTTGCTTAGCGTTGTTTCCATTTATTTTCTATTGATTTAATTATATTTAAACTTTTTTCAGTTAGGAATTCACCCATATAGTTATTTTTTTTAAACCAGTATTCAAATTCCGACGTTGAGTTTTGCTTTGATTGGCTCATGAGGATTATAATTTACTAAATGAATCATTTTGTGTGTTGGTATTCTTATAAAGTTTCCTGCCCCTCCTTCAATAGATAATCCAAAATCAATTCCCACACTAGGAAGTTTCCTAAAATCACGGGATAACTGCTGCTTAGCTTGTTCGATATGGTTATTGTAAAGGTGACAATCACCAAGTGAAGCAGTAAGCCTCCCAGGTCTATAACCTGATCCTTTTGCCAGCATAAGTAATAATAAACCATACATGGCAAAATCATAAGGCAAACCAAGAAAAACATCAGCGGATCGTTGTGTCCATAATAAATCAAGTTTTCCATCGTTTATATATATTTGAAAGCCATAATGACAAGGAGGTAATGCCATATCGTCCATATCATTGGGATTCCATAAGCTTGCCATAATGCGCCTTGAGGTTGGCTCTTGTTTAATTTGCTTGAGTATTTTTTCAAGCTGATCAACACCATTGAAGTTCCTAAGCTGATGCCCGTAAACAGGGCCAAGCGTACCATCAGTTCTACCTGATCGCTTATAATCAGCATCCCAGTAAGTAAGACCGTGGTCGTTGAGGTAAGCAATATCAGTGCGTCCCTGTAAGATCCATAATAGTTCCGTAACTGCATGTTTGAAAAATATTTTTTTAGTTGTTAACAATGGAAACCCAAGTTCCATGTCATGTCGAAGCATTCTTCCAAAGACAGCTTGCGTCCCAGTCTTTGTTCTATCCTCTTTTTGTGCTCCACCGTGGAGTACTCCTGATAATAGTCCTCTGTATTCATCTTGTACGTTTATCATAATAATATTTACACATTTCGTAATAACTAGGCCATATAGTATGTTTATCATATATATGAGGCGCTATGTTAGTTTTTTCACCTTTTACATATGGCCCAACATTAATACCTATTCTCCATTTACCAATTTCGCCTTGCATTCCAATTGGTGATATTCTTATATTATTTCTAACACAATAAATATAAGCTTTGTTTTCTTCTTGTGTTGGAAGATATTGTGGCATCCAGTTTTCTTTTTTCTTTGCCATTAGTCCCAAGGCATTGTTTCATTGCTAAAAGTAGTTAAAGGCATATAGTCACCAGAAGCATGATTCCATTTAAAATGTGCTTCTGCTTGATTCTCACCCAGGTTTTGAAATTTTACTTTAAGTACTTTAACTTTTACAGAATTGTTAGTATAATCTCTATGGACTAACAACCCGTGATAAGATGCGTCATACCATTCACCACCACCTTTAATATTATACATAGTAGGTTCATCAATAGTGCCATCATCTTTTTTGTACATTTTAGTTGGGTGCGCTACAACAATTACTAAAACATCATACTTTTTTGCAAAAGCTTCAATTCTAGCTAAATATTCCATTGTTGCGTCTGGTATAGACATATCAGAAGCACCTTTCATTTTAACCTTATTATAAGGATCAATAACTAAGCATTTAATGCCTTTTCTTTTAACTAACTCAGCACCTTTTTTAAGAACTGTGTCTAAGTCATATCGTTCTGCTTCTATGAAATAGAAATTATCATCTACAACTTCAAAGCAACGATTCCACTTTTCGGTTCCTAAATCACTTTCTTTAGGCATCCAACCACCGATCTTTCTAATTAGTTTGTGTGCATGTAAAAATGTAGGTTTATTTT